CAACGCTGGAACGCAGCCATATAGTGTGGCATATACTGTTCCTCGACGTGTTCCAGGAACTCGACGCTCCAACCAAGATCAAAGTCGCGATCAATAGGAGCAGGTCCATTCGTGAAGTCGTGGATGATGATATTGGTATCCTTTTCCTTCGGAACTTCCCAGTCGCCGTCGATACCAACAGATTCAAGCCCACGCATCTGCGCGAGTGCGACCATTCCGCCAGGACCACATCCAACATCAAGGAATGACTTAATCTTAAACTGATTGATGCAATATGTCAAGGCCCCACGATCATTGTGGGTCTTGTTTAGATGTCCGCCTAGATGCGATGGCAGAGAATCTTGATTTGCTTCTGATGTGTTCTGGTCCACGATGCCACTTCCCATTAATGTTGTCGTTGATATAGTCGTCCGACTCGAGGACGCCATGAGCAAACTGCTCTTTCACTTCCTCATAGTTTACACGGCCTTTGGTGCTGTGTAAAGATATAATTTCTCGTTTGAAGAGGGATTTGTCAGAATCTTTGATCTTAGCTTTGAGTAGCTCACTGGATCCATAGTATGCTTTCCAGTCGGATTCGGATCGCTGGCGGCGACTCTTTCCACGGGCTTTACGGATAGACCAGAAGTATTTACGTCCGATATACTTCTGGCCTTCCGGTGTCGTAATGACATACACAAATCCATACGAGTCGCCGATATCTTCACTGTCAAACTCTTTTCCGTCGAATGTCCAAGGATTTTCATAATTCGCCATACTTTATATAGGGCGACCTGAAACCTCTTCTGGATATAGATCTTCGAGCTGTTTCAAGATAACTTCATACTTATCCATCTCTTTCATAGCAGTTTCAAGTTCATCAGCAGAAATCAAATGGATATTAGCACGAATGGCGTCCATCTTATCGAGTATCAAGTTATATCGCTCGTTGATACTCATCAACGATTCATTCATCATCGTCCTCTTCTAGCTCCTCGATCTTATCTTCTTCAGCGTCTGCCCCACAGAAGGGGCAGAACACTGGTGTTGATTTCTTTCCACGTTTCTCGTAGATAACTGTGTAGTCATATTCCCCGCAAGGACAAGATAGATCTTTCTCTGTCATGATTAGATCTCACAGCCGCCCGCAACGCAAGCAAGTTCCTGCGCCCCAGTTGTAGTGTCAGTCTTTTCATAATCTTTGAGCTTGCTCCAGTCGATTGACTTAGGCATCTTAGCAGCGAACGCTTCGTATTCTTCCTTCGTGCAGTCCTGATAAGGAGCTTGCTTATAAACGTGATCAGAGAAAGGAAGGAACGAAACGCCAGACATCTTGTCGAAGTGCTTATAAACCCACGCACCGACATCAAGCCATTCGTTTTCTTTCACGGAAATAGTGACGGATGGTTTATGCTCACACCAGTGATCTTGATATGTAACCCAGAGTTCTAACTGCTCAATAGCAGACATATCTGTGCGGAATACAGCGTTCTCAGGAGCTTTCATTGGGAACGAGAACACATACACATTGTTCGGACGCATTGCACAATCTTCAACTGGAACACCAGCGTCGATCATGAGAGCAGCCAGTGGATCTTTCTTATCAGCGCGAACGGTGCGAATATAATAAGGATTGTGACGAGCATGAATACCGGAAGCAGCATCAGTAAGCTGAGACACAGTCCCAGAAGGCTTAACACAGGTAACAGCAGCAGATTGCGGAATGCCCAATTCCTTAGCAAACTTTGCGTTCGTGGAGACAGCAATTTGACGTAATTCTGCCAAGCGTCCTTCAAGTCCTGGCTGTTTTCCGTTTGTGAGGTCATTATCCATAATCCCTGTCATTGATACACCAAGCAAACGCTCTTCTTCGCAGTTGCGCTTCCATGATGAAGATAGATACTTATAGTTCGTTAGAGTTGACTGCCATGTTCCCAGGATAGTTGCCCAATAGACCTTTTGCTTAAGATCTTCCATCGAGTCTGTCGCACGAATAACAACTTCTGACAGATTACAGAATTCCTTATCGCGTAGGATAATCTCGGAGCAAGGATTCGTGCCGAAGTCATAGTTAGGATCGCGACGACCATGCTTGATAACTGTGGCCTTAGCAGAAGCGCGATTGAAGATACCACGCTCACCAGACTTAGACTCGTAGAGTGATTTCCACTCTTCCATAAAGATACCCATGTCTGGCTTTTCTTTATAGATAGCGGAGTTGTTAGCTAGTGCTCGCTGTGACTGGTCCATCCACCACTGACCAGACTTTGCCACGCGCATACGATCATCAGACAGGTCAGAGAGACTAATAAGAGCGGAGCGACGAACACCACCAACAACGACAATATCAGCGATCTTACAAACAATATCATGGCATTCCAACGTGTTTAGACGACGACCAGCAGCTTTCTTGAAGATATCGACACAGAACTTGAACAGAGCGTCCAATGGTTCTGGACCAGATGCGCGGCCACCAAATGTTTTGAGAGGAGTTCCTGCTGGTCGAATCTTGCTGAGATCCCAACGAGGAACCTGACCAGAGTAAAGGAGATGAATGAGTTCTTTGAGAGCTTTAGCCCAACCAAGCTTAGAGTCGGCTACAATGATTGTGGTATCTGAGGGATGGAAATCTTCTGAAATGAGTGGGAGCTGTTCTACGTCTTTTGATTCTACTGAGAAACCTACGCCGGTTCCATTCATCAGGATATAAAGGATTTCATCAAACGAACGCGGACTATTGACAGCAACATACGAGCAATTATAAGCCGCGACGTTCTCGCGCTTGAGTGCTTCACCTGCAGTCATAACACAACGCATCGAAGGCATAACTTTCTGCGACAGAACTGCATCTTCGAGTTCCTTACGCAAGGCTGCGATATCGTAGTTGTGCTGTTCCTTTAGATGACCTTCAAAGAAGTCGAAGAAACGTCCGATAGTTTCTTCCCATGATTCTCGTCGACCCTGATCCCATAAAAATCTTGAATAGCGTGAAAGATGAATGAACTGTTGGTATAGGGTCGGTAGAGAATTAGACATGAGTTACTCCGTGTAAATGATTTTCTTCTTCGGACAAAATAATACCGCTCGCAGACATTGCATCTGCGTCAACACTTTTTCCAGTCTCGGATTGCCAGCTTAAGAGCGAGTCCCTTAAACGTGGATTTATTTAGTAGATGCTCAATCTGGGAACTACTAAGTCCTGACAAAATCGCATCGTTAATATCTTTGTAAGTCCAGCTTGAGTTCCACACAACCATACTGTATCCACGTTGAACGAATGATTCTACTCGCTTAACTACTTGTTTGTTTCTTGGCTGATTGTCGAACACAAGAACGACATTCTCACCATTCAAGCTATATAGCGCTCGCTGGAAGTCTGTTCCACCGGCTGCGATTGCGTTCTCAAGGAACATACTGTCGATAGGACCTTCCACGACGTATATAGTTTTGCCACGTTTTACACGATCTAGACCATAGATCAGTGGATCATCCGTAATTCTGATTGTAGCATATCGCAAGGATGAGTTACCCATAGCGCGACCTGTAACGCCAGTGAGTAACCCATCCTCGCGTCGAAACGGAATCACGAGCCGTTCGTCTGCTACCAGACGCCCCTCATAGGCTGGATTCAGCGCTTCAAGCTGCTTAAAATCGCGTGCATAATACAGATCATTCCAACGTTCTTTTGGAATGTTACGTGCTTTGACGTATTCTACAGCGCGATGATGTGAAGGAAGTTGATCGAGACGCGATAGCATCTGATCTAGGATGATGGGAGGACGTTCAACTTCCGTCTTCGGAATGATGAACGAATCTTCAGGTTCTAGTGATTCTACACGATCTTTGTAGGATTCTAGTCTGTATGCTTTGGCCAGACCAGGATCAACGAGATCAATAAGTTTACCAAGATTAGTGCCAGCATCGCAATTATGACATTTGTAAATGAGTCCGCCTGATTTCTCAAACAGGTAGCCTCTCGCCTTCAATTTGTTCTTCTGTGAGTCGCCACAGAAAGGACAGCGGAAATTGTAGACCCTCTCAGACTTCCGCTTGAACAGCAGAAGCTTGTGAGAGATCATCTGTGCATACTTATGGTCAATGACAATAGACATAGGTTCATTATAATCAGCTCAAGGAAGGTTGTCAAGACTTATTGACTCTCAGGTGTAGGTTTCTGTTCATTTTTGTAGTAGTCTTTGTAGGCTGCAATCACAGCATTCTGTTGCTGAATATACTTACGCAATTCGGCGACGTTCATGCTTAGATTCTGATAGCCTTGTGGTGTAAGAGCGAATAGAACTACGCTACCTTTGGTAGAAAGTTCTTCTGCCTTTGCCGCATAGTTTTCTGGAGTGATAACAGTCCAGGTCATGTCGGCTTGCATAACTGGTTGAACAGGCGGAACGATAAGCTCGGCTCTATCAACCAGAACTGGTTTATCGAATACTTTAGTCGTTTCTGTGCAAGCTGTCAAGAGCAAACAGCATGAAGCTAGAATAATTTTCTTCACTTCGCAGCCTCCTTCTTAGGAATCTTTGAATCAATTATATCCTGGCAGATGTTGTTCTTAACCTTGCCGTTCAATTCATCTGGAGTCAGCAGTGAACCAGTCACAAGCTCATTACAGCGAAGGGCGTCTTTCGTGCCACGATTCGCGCGAGTTTCGACTTCTGTTGGTTTCTTTGTAGCAAGCATAGCAATGTCGCGCTTCTGGAACTTACGATTGAGTTCATTTACGTCATTCTGAGCCTGCTGGGCTTTTGCTGCAATTTCTACGTTGATAGATTGCATCTTTTTCATGTCTTCGTTCTGACGTTCCATGACCAGCTTCTGCTGATTGATCACGCCTTCCATGCGGACTTGAACTTCTTTAGCTGCTTCTAGCTTACCTTCAAGAGCTTCGATATAGAAATATCCGCCTGAAACAATAGAGAACAGAATTGCTGCAATCGCTATCTTAATACCTAAACCCATCTTTTTACCCCTTATGTTTGAAGTATTGGACTTGGCGTTCTCTTCTTTCTGCGCCCGCCCTCGAAGGATACGTTCCGAGATTTTTTCCTGTCTTTTTCGAGACAAGGCGGAATCCACCGTCGACTTTAACAATGTGTTCGCGTTGAACTGATTCACTGGATCCAT